TCCTGTAGATACTTTTGTACAACCTGTATCTGTACAACCTAAAAGTGGTATTGAGTCTTTAGCTGAAACACTTGCTGTTGTAAATCCTAATATTCAAAAGTTTTTAGGTACTAAAATTGAAGAAGCAATAGAAGATGAACGTGCTGATATGGCAGTAGAAATTGCCAAAAAGGGTTTTAAACAAATAACAAAAGAACATAGAGACAAGTACGGTGATGATGCTACTAATCAATTAATTGGTGGAAGTATATTTGCACAGGACGAATTTGAAATACAAAAGGCAACATATCTAGGTAACAACTCAGCTAATGAGATAGAAGCTTTATATAACAGCAAAAGATACCCTATTATTTCAACAACAGGTGAACAAATTGAAGTACCACTATCACATTTTTCTCTAGATTCTCCTGAGTATCAAGCTTTTCAAGATGAAGCAGCCCAACTCTGGGTTAATAAGACTCAAGGTATATCAGATAAAAACTTAAAAAACCATTTTATTCCGAAGCAACGTAAAGCATTAATTGCAAAAGCAGAAAGCCATCGTACTAATAATAATAATTACAGATACAACAGAATAAAAAAAGCAACTTATCCTACTCTTGCTCAAGGTTATCTTAAATATATAGATGGTGATGAAGAAGGTTTGAATGAAGCTAATAATTATTTTGACAAGATGGTTTTACTTGGAATTACGCAAGATAAAAAAGATAAGTTTTTTGATACAACCGTTTTAAATAGCGTAAAAAGTTTAAGTGATGAAATATTTGCAACTCCAGGAGTGGCAGGTGGTATTCGTGGTTCTCGAAAGGTATGGGAATATGCAGGTAAATTAAAATATGGCCCTAGTGGAACTCTTACCTTAAGTCAACATCCTAAATTTGCTTCTATGAGACAGAAACAAATACAACAACAAATAAAAGATGAAGATTCTAATAGAAAAATATATAAACAAAAATTAGAAGAAGCTCGTCAATTAACGATAGATAAATATTTGAAAGAAAATATTAACGACCCTGCCAACTTAAAACGTATTAGAGATTTCTTTGTAGATGACATACCTTACATTGAAAAGAAAATAGGAATTTATGGACAAGACAGATTAGACGCATTTAGAGAGTTCTCAATAGATTTAACTAACGGAGAATATACAAACAGACCTTTTGAAGCTACTAAAAAATATGGTCAAATTTTAAATAGCATGGGTGGTTTGCAATCAAAAGAAGAAAGAACTTTTGCAGATAAAGTCTTAAGTAAAATAACTGACAATAGGCAAGGTAAACTATCAGGCATTAATTCTAAAAAAACTTCAGTTTTAAAAAGATTAAAAAATACTTATGGCACTTTTAACGAATTATCAGGTGCTTGGGTAAACATCAAAGATGACATTGATCCTAGTAGTCATTGGTCATCAATAGAAAGAAATTTTGAACGTGACTTCGATGTATGGCTTAACTACACAGACGATGGAGAAGGAGGTTTTATAAATAGAACAAGAAAAGACATAGATGATTATCTTTTTAATGAAGAAGTAAAGACTGAAAAAGAAATACAAACATGGTTAGAGGGAGAAAGAAAAAAAATTAAAGAAACTAGCGGTGCTACTAATACATATAGATTAAATCAAGATGTTATTGACTCTTTAATTAAAAACAAAACTATAAAATTAGATAATAGAACTGGTGAATATAAAGACAATTTAGGAAATACTTATCTTTTGGAAGGTGCTACTACAAGTGAAGGAGTTGAAATCAAAACAGATCCTATGAGAAAAGTAGATCCTGGGGTAGTAACAGAAGTGTCAGGTGCTGAAGCAAAAAAAATAATTGAAGCAGAAGATGCTGTTGATGAACCAATTAAAGTCCAAGTAAGAAAAGGAGATACGTTGTTTGGATTATCACAGCTTTACGATACAACTGTAGAAAAAATAAAAGATTTAAACGGACTAACAAGTGATGTAATTAGAACTGGTCAAGAACTAATTATGCCAACTATTACCAGATTAGTGAATACAGTTGGTGATGCTGTAGTACCAAAAGAAGATTTAAAGAATAGAAGTGTCCTTGAAGAAATAGATATAACAAAACCTTTTAGCTATGACTCTCTTTACAGACTTGCAATGGAAGTGGGTTTCCCCCCTGAAGACGCAAGGATAATGGCAGCTATAGCTTTGGCAGAATCTAAGGGCGATGCTCAAATAGATACTGTTGCTTCTGGTACAGATCCAAATAAAGAAAATGAATTTAGTTTAGGTCTTTGGCAAATAAATGTAATTAAGGAGTTCCAAGCAGAACGCTTCCCACTATTTAATATTAAGAGTCCACAAGAACTATACAATCCACTAACCAATGCCAAGGCAGCCTTTATACTTTACAGTAGGAGAAAACCAGAAGAAAGATTTGATGATTGGTCTACTTACTTAGACGGATCATACAAAAAATTTCTACCCAAAGCTAAGTAACTATGGATTCTCGTAAACTAGCAAACGATTTTGATTCTAATGACATATTAGATTTAGAGGAAACAGGATCTAATTATTTAGATGATGATACGAATATAGGTTTTAATGTTCCTAAAAGGCTTACTGATTTTAATCTTGGTTTTTCTAATGAAACAGAATACCTTAATTTACATGAGTCCTTAGTTACTCGTTTTCCAGAATTTGAAAAACCAGTATTTAATTTTTTAAAAACATCTGATACTGAAAAATTAAACATAGCGATTGATGATCTTTTAGACCCTTCTAATAGTTCACCAGGTTTGTATGACCCTGTAAAAGATGATTTAAAAAATAATTTAAGTAACTTTTTTAATCTGCCAGATGATCAGAAAAATAATATTTTAAACACATTAGAAAAACGTGAAGGTCTTACACAATCTTCTGGTTGGAAACAGGCAGCAGGTATTGGAACAGAAGTAATAACAGGTATAGGTACTGATCTTGCAACTAATTTTTTGCTAGTTAGTCCAGATCCTTTTACCAAAGCTGCTTATTTTGCAATAAATTTTGGATCTGGTTTTGGATCAAATGTAGCTGCACAGAAAGTTAGAGATGAAAAAGATATTGATTACGGAGAAGCCATAGCAGCAGGTCTTATACAAATGATTCCTTTTGGGTCTACAGCAAAAATAGGGAAAGGAGGTTTAAGAAGGGCTGCTTTGCAAGGTGGTGTTACAGCAGTTGCAGATCAACAAATACAAAAAGCTATTAATGAACAAGAGTTTCTTACACCTAAAGAAGCTTTGTTCTCTGCAACATTTGGAGCAGGTCTTGGAACAACTTTTAAAGGCAGTATTGATAGCTTACAAGGTCTTTATACAAAGTATGCTGGCAAATCAGCAGATGAAATTAACAAAGCAATCACACCAACAGAAATAAATCAAGTTAATAAAATTGTAAAACAAGCTAATGAATTAAATACAACAGGTGTTGATAACATTCAAAGTACAAAAGTTGATAATATTTTTAGAAAATATGATGAGGAAACTCAAGACAGAATTAGTGATGCACTTGGTTTAAGAAGAAAAGTAAAACCATTTAAAACTAATCTTGAAGCAGGTCGTGGTTTAAGAGGTAGTCAAGGTGCTGATGAATTAAAAAAACGACTTCAATTAGAAACAAATTTTAAAAGGGCTAATCCAGAAGAAGTTAAAAGTATTCAAGAATTTATAGATATTATCGGTGATGATATGTTTAGTGATGTTTCTTTATCACTATCTAATAAAATAGGTGCTGCTGGTCAATTTGATTTTGCAAGTAGTCTTATAACAATCCGTAGAAAAGTTGTAGAAGGCTTTGAACAAGGTACTGGTGGTGGCCTTGATCATGTTGCAGTACATGAACTGTGGCACAGTCTTTCTCGCTACCTACCTAAAGAAGATTTAGTAAGATATAAGAAAGAATTTGCTACTGCTCAAGCTAAATATTTAAAACAATTTGATAAAGAAAGAGCAAAATTCTTAAAAACAACATCGAAAGAAGAGTTGGCTAATCTTATATATCAAAGATCTGATGATCCCTTTGCTAGAAAGCCAAATATTACTGATAAAAACTTTTTAAGAAAAGCCAATGCTTATTTTGAACGAGGTAAATTTACCAATGAAAACTATAGATTCAAAAATATTGATGAGTTTTTTGCAGAAAATTTAGCTGATGAATTTTTTAATGCTTTAGAAAAAGGTGGTCGTCTAGATCTTGCACCTACTGGAACTTTTAAAAGAATTTCACAAGAAGTATCAATATTTTTACAAGATCTTTTTGATAACTTAAGAGCAAGATTAGGTGGCCCTAATACTAAAAAGATATTTAGTGATTTTGTAAAAAGAAAAAATGTAAAAAAATACAGACGTTTTGCTTTAGATCAAACAAATGTAGACAAAGTAGTAGAAGCAAGAAAAGGAAAAGGTAAAAAGAAACAGAATATAGGACCAGATGATCAACAACCAAATCAAATAAACTTTAAGCAATTAGGTGGTAATGAAGAATTTATTAGGAAGTCTGTTCAAGATTCACAGGATGAAGGTGTAAATCGTTTTGTAATGACAGAATCAGACATAAGAGAAGAAGCTTTTGAACTGTTAGAGAATCCAGATTTCAAACAACATATTGAGGGTATAGCAGCAGATAGAAAAATTAATCCATCAGGTATAGATCAATTTGCACTAGCTGAACAAGTTGCAAGAATAAGTAGAAAAAATGATATTAATGTTCAACGATTTATAAATGTTATTAATGTTAAAAATGATGTAAACGCAGCAAAAATAGTTAAAGATGAATTTATGGCTGGTATTGAAGAGTTTGATGATTGGGTAAGAAAATCTATTCCTATTAGAAGTGATTATGGTTCTGGTTTGTACTCCATGCAAATGAAAACTTCTGGCTTGTCAGCAGAAGAATTTGCAAAACTTCCCGAAGCAGAAAAAAGAAAAATAATAGGTCAACAAAGTGGTGTTGCAAGAATAGAAAGTGACATTGAATTAAAACGAATAGAAGATTTTAAAAACGGTGTAAATAAAGCATTTGAAGAATACGAAACAACAGGTGATCCTAAGAAATTAAATGAATTACTTAATATCTTTAAGAGGACTAAAGGTGATTACAGTAAAACTCATAACTTAGTAAGATTTGGATTATTAGGTAATTTATTAAATATTGATGGCAATTCACCTCTTAGAGTCTTAAACGAAATATTTATAAATGCAATTTTATCAAAGCCAACTACCCATGAGATCAATGCTATATCAGCTATAGGTGAAAGCCTTATGTTGAACTTAGAATTGTATTTAGACCCGATGAATGTTGTTAACCCCAAAGAATTGCAAGCTGCATGGAAACATACAGTAGGTTTACTTCAAGGGTATAACCTTGCGATAAAGGGTGCTAAGAAATCATATATGTTAGAAAGTAATTATTTTAATCCTGGTGCAGAAAAATTAGATTATGTAGATAGATTTGCTATCTCTATGGATGGTGACGGAATACTTGCTAATTTAGTAAATGGTTTTGGTAAAAATTTTGTAAGGCAGCCATATAGGTTTTTATCAGCCTCAGATGCTGCTTTTCATGGTTTCAATATAAACGCATCAGCACAAAGTCTTGCATTACTAAAAGGACTGGAGAAAGGTTTAGAAGGAAAAGAATTACAAGACTATGCAAACAAAATGGCTAATGTTGTTGTTGAAGCATTTTCAACTAGAACAGGTAAAGTAATTAATAAACTACCTACACAACAAGCTAAAGAAGCTGCTGCCATATTTAAAAATGTTCAAGAATTTAGCAAAGAAGCTACTTTTGCAGAGGACTTACCAGAAGGTGCTGTTAAATGGTTAGCTTCTGGATCTGCTAAATATCCTATAGTCAAAAGAATTGTTCCCTTTGTGCGTACTTTAAAAAATCTTATCCATAAACAAATAAAAAGAACAGCAGGTATAAATGTTTTACCTGGTACTGGTTTTTATGATGATTTGACGAGTGGAAATCCTTTAACAAGAAAAGCTGCAAGAGGAAGAATTTTTACATCAATAGGATCTGCTTTCTTAATCTATAACTTTATGAATGGAATGAATGAAGATGAGACAAGAGTAAGACTTACTGGTGGTGGACCTGCTAACAGAAAAGCATGGTTAGCAAAATGGAAAACTGGTTGGCGACCTTATAGTATTGGTTATCCTCAATACAATGAAGATGGCACATTAAAACGTGGTAAAGATGGTCGTGTAGTAGTCAAATACTATTCATTCACAAGAGTTGATCCTTTATCTGGTTACTTAATGGCAGCTACTGATCTATTTGAAATATATAAATATTTAGAAGAAGGTGATCAAATTTCTGCTCTTGAAGCTTTAGGTATAGCAGGTGTCAGGAACATTACTGATCGTTTATTCTTTACAGGTATTAATGATTTTGCAGATCTTTTATATAATAAAGGAAGGTCTAGTCGATTTCTTGAAAGGACTATAACATCGAATATTTTTTATAGTGGTCTTCAATCTGATCTTAAAAGAGTACCAGGTGATTTATATGACATGGGGTTATTAAATTGGTTAAATGTAAGTCCAGAACAAGGTCTTAGATGGAAATTAAAATTAGATTCTGAAGTTTACAAAGGTGATGAATCATTAGGACCGTTTGAATCTTTGAAGAGAGAAGCTTCTAAAAAAGTATTAGGATATGGTGATGACTTACCACCAATGAGAGAACACATTACTAATAATCTAGTCTTATATCCTAAAAAAGCAGGTTTAGATTTATTTAATTGGGTGGTTGAAAGCGAATCTCAAAACCATCCTGTAGTTTCCGTATTAGCTGATATGGGTCAAGTCCTCTCTGAACCAGATGACATGATTGGTAGTTACGGTGGGTCTTTAGATTATTTAAATATAGAAGAAATGCAGTTAGGAGATGATGCTATACCTTTAAATGCAACACAAATGAGTGACTTAAGATATTTAGTTAATACAGAAACCATAAAAGATAAATCGTCACCTTTTTATGGATTAAATATAGATCAAGCAATGCAGTTATATATGAAAACTCCTCATTTTAAAGTTCATCACGATATTGTTAAAAAACAAAAGAAACCTTGGAGAACTGCAAAAGATTCTGTTGAACAAATTATGAGTGGTGGTGATAAAATGCCTGGTCTAAGAGAAATAAATAAAATGTATATTGAATTAGGAGAAGATAGGTTTTTGGCTCAAAATCCAGATATACTTGAAAAACATACTATCTTAAATAAATTAAGTAGAGATCGGTTTAATCAAACCATGCAAAGATCTATTCAATCAGTTGAATTTTAACTATGGCTACTAACACTGCTGCATCTTTTACAAACCATACTGGTAATGGTACTGCTGGTCCTTTCAGTATCTCCTTTTCCTATCTATCAGAAGCTGAAGTTGATGTTACGGTTGGTGGT